TTCTTCACTCTAGCTTTTCTAGGCTTCTTTTCTTTTACCGATTTTCGGCTAAGTTGTTTAATTCCTGCCATAATGTCTCCTTAATTTCATCTTTCTTTTCATGTTTTATATGGAGAATATGATCGACCTCATATTTATCCACTAAATCTATATCTCTTTGTAAATCTCGTTTCTTTAAATGCCCATACGTACCATCAGCTTCAATTACCATATTAATTTCTGGCAAGAAAAAATCAACGGTATAAGGAAAAAATGAGTATTGTTGTGCATATCTCATTCCAAATTCAGATAGACAATCAGCTATAATACCTTCTTGTTTAGTATAATCTTTAGGTAATATGTTTGTCACTCTAATACTTCATTCTTTAATTGCTCAAAACTATCTGGATTATCTACAAAAAAGGTTTTAATTCCATTTAAACCCATAGATTTTGCTCCTTTATAGTTATACCAAGGCCCAGCTTGAGAAATTATCTTTTTATTTATACCTTCTCTAATAAAACTCTCCATTATATCTATTCCACCTTCTACTCTGAAAGGTATGATTGCTGATTCCCAATTATCTCCACCTACTTTAGTCTTTCTCAAGCGTATTTCCATATCAAAGCCCACCTTAGCCTTATCTTTATCTTCGATCCACCCTTTTCTCCGAACTTGCAATAGGAAGTGGGCAAAGAATGATTGGGCGAGTCCTCCGGGCATGTTATCTAAGGCTACAGGGCCGATACTACTTCTAACTTGGTTAATAGCCACTAAGGCAGACCCCTTTTTCAAATTAGGTAGTAGTTTAGGCAAGGCTGAGTTCACAAATCGAGCTTGCCAAGCCATTGGATTATAAGAAAACTCTTCTTCTGCTACTGCAGTAGGCACTAATCCTGCAATACTATCTAAAACAATCACATCTATACCCATTTGCATTAATTCTCGTACCATATCCATAGCTTCTTCACCATTTACAGGCTGAGAAACTAGGGTATTATCTACATCAACTCCACATTTTCTATACCAATCACTATCCCATGAAAGTTCTGTATCTATCCATGCTGCTGTTCCACCTTCTTTTTGAGCATTTACTATAATTTGACTAGCTAAATATGATTTTCCTACATTAGTTGGGCCATACAGAATAGTCATTCGCTTCTTTGGAATACCTCCTCCTGTCAGCTTATCTAATGCAGGAATACCAAACGGAATTCGTCCATATAAAAAAGAATCGTCTGACCCTCTTCGTATATTCAATTTAGTACTTTTAAGTAAGTCTTCAATTACTTCTTCCGCTGAATTTTTCATTTTTCCTCCCTATTCCTATTTAAAATAGCTTCTGCCCATGCAAAATAAACCGCACATGCTTGAATAATCTCTAAATAAGTGTGGGCTACACTCTGTTTGTAAACTGCTCTAGCTACTTCCCCATTTTCTTCGGAAGCAATAACATTCCACCACGGATCAGAATGCTTTGATTGATCTCCCCATAAACTATCTTGGTGTTCTCGTTCAGATAATACAGCTTCTAGAACAGTTATTCTTGAAGTTTCAGGATTATTCTGACTCATCTAAGACCTCATCAATCTGGGAATCAATTTTTCCCTTCACAAAGTGCCATACCTGTTCTGCTGCTTGTTTCGATTCTTCTAATTGCTTATCTATAGGTAACTCAGTATCAATCTGATCTACCGATAAATCCATACGTCCATATTGATTGGTAGATAAATCACCAACTCTAAACGTAAATCCTAAATGTACACTTACCTTAGCCATTCTTTATACCTCCTATATATTATCGTTTTACTTTACTCCATACGATTCTAGCCGAACCTATAACTCCAATCACGACAGAAGACCACGCTATAATTTGAAAGGTTAATATGTCTTCTCCGAATCCATGTCTAGAAAGATCGGCTATAAGCCCACCAAACAAAATTAGAGGTATGGGAAAATATTCTTTTATTATATTCATACAATTTCCTCCTTTACTATTTGGATACCTATCCCTTTCTCTGCTAACCAAACTATACTTTTTTGAATTTCTAATTCTTCTCCTAATATATCCAAAACCACCCAACCTGCATCTGAAGTCACCTTAGCTTGTCTAATACTCGTAGTTACATCGAATTCATATCCTAACTGATATATTATCGGGTCTTGAATTAGATGCTCTGGAAATATACATTTAACAATCATATCATCCCCAAGCTACATCATCTTGTGTAATCTTTCCATAAAATCTATTCTTCCACAAATCTACTGTCTTTTGCACTCTATTATATTTTGCATAAGCTGTTTTTCCTCCAACTATTGCTCCTGCTACAGCCCCTGCTGTCAATACTCCAACTCCCAACACAATTACCTTATTCATAAACTTCCTCCTTAAATTTTTATTAACTCCTAAGAGTTTTACTTAATCCCAATCTATATAATCTATTATATCATCTTTTACATATTGTGTCAACTCTGAACTAAATTCTTTCTTTGTTGCCCACGATGGTTCACATGTTTCCATATCTATAAATAATGGAATATTTAAACTATTTGTTTCCATTAAGTTCTTAATTTGCTCTGGAACCGTTATTAAATCATCTTTGTGTACCTCACAAATAATCTCATCATGAACCTGTAAAAGTATCCTACTCTTAGTCGTACTTAAATAGCTAGATATCTCTATCATCCTTTCATTTAAAATATCGGCTGATGTTCCCTGAACTAAATAGTTTACTCCTTTGTATCCCAGATTTTTTGGTATTCTATATATTCTACCATATCTATTCTTAATCCATCCTCTAAGACTTACCGCTTTTACTACACTATCAAAGAAATCCTTTGATCCTTTTAAGCCCTTAAAATATTTCTTTTTATACTCCAAGGCCTGTTTAGGTGTAGTACCTAATTGTGAGGCTAATTTGTTGCTCCCTATGCCGTATATGGTACCAAATGTTATGGCTTTAGCCATCTGTCTATAGAATTTAAACTCTTTATCAGTTTCTTCTACATTAAAAGCTAATTTAGCTGCTTCTCCATGAAAGTCAATATCTGATCTAGCCAATAAGTCTGTGATTTCATCATTTTGAAAATAGCTTAGAAATACTCTGACTTCCATTTGAGAATAGTCAAAAGCAATTAATGAATAATCTTTTCTAGGTATAAACAATCTTCTTATAGCTATTTGAGTGGAATCAACCTCATCGAATGACTCATCTCCGATAAAACTCCATGTATCAATAACATTATCATCTAAATTTAAATTTGGTACACCACCTTTAGAAGCTATTAAAGCATTTACTCTACCTCGAACAATATTCCTTTCTTCATCAGTTAAATTAACTTTAGATAACTTGAAGTGATTACGAGGAATGTTTTGAAGATTAGGCTCACGGGAAGAAAGCCTTCCAGTCAATGTGCCCCAATTACAAAACGAGGTATGTTTTACAGACCTATCCAAATATGGCTCTAGATATGTTGAAAACAACTTACCTAACGCTCTATACTGACGTACTAAGCCAGCTAATGGATTATTTATCTGCACTAAAGCTGCTTCATTCCATGCTTGTGCTCCTTTAGGAGTTTGTATAGGAGAAAAAATACCATTATTATTCATGATTTCTCCTAATTGTTGGGTACTGTTAATATTAAAATCCCCAACCTCATCAAATATTTGTTGTGTTAACTGTTCCTGCCTTTCTTGAATTTTAGTTATCGTCGAACGAGCATATTCTGTATCTATTGAAATTCCAGTGTTCTCCATATTGTATAGTACCTTAGTTAATTTACATTCTAATTCAAATACTTCTTCTTGTCTACTTTGAATAATTTGTTGGAGTCTGTCATTATATAACGCTGCAGTCCATTCAACATCTTTTTCGCAATATGGCCCTAATACATCTATAGGAGCTAAAGAAAAATCTTTTGACCATTTATTCTTGGTAAGATACTTTTTAGTATCTATATCGTATTGAGCTTTGGATTCACCATAACTACGAATTATAGTTTTAGTCAAAGATAAGTCTTTTTCTTCCGATGGTTCTGTTAATCTAACCATTACAATCACATCAATTAATTTTTGATCAGTAATTACTAGTCCTTCTCTTACCAAAAAGTGTAAATCAAATTTAATATTGTAACCAATAAGTGTTTTAACACCATTTAAAAATTCTATAACACCTAATTGATACTTTAATGCTAAATTACCTCCTTGTTGATGACGAAATGGGAAATAATAGGTTTCTCTGTCTAATGTACCTATACCAACCCCACAAATCTGATTAATATTAAAGGGGTCTAATCCATTCGTCTCTACATCTATCACTAAAGTATCAAACAATTTCAATTTGTCTATAACATCTGTATAATTTTGTTCATTTACCAACATAACTGTCCACCTATCTCTAGATCAACCATGGAAGGAGAACTAACCCCTTCTATGGTTGATATATATTTTATCAAGTCTAAAACAATTCTACGGTGGAACCCTCTGATGGTGTATCTAATGAAACGGCTCCATTAAGAGATGGGGTACTACCATACCTCTCCAAAAAATAAGCTCTTATAGGTGGAAGCTCACTAATATCATCTAGTCGATCATCTGGAATTTCTGAACTTCTAGCAGTTGCTGCTAGAGTGTATGAAGTATCGTACATACCTGTACCAGTTCGCTTTACTCGCATAACACCTTTATTCAAACTACCCCAATCGTTATAGATATCTACTAATTGATTCCATATATAATCACTTCTACCAAATGTAAGAGCTATAATACGAAAATCTTCTACAGTTTCCTTAAAAACCTTACGTCCACCGGGACCGGCTATCTCTTCCCAAGCATCATTTCTCTTTTCAGGGTGTACTATTTCATGTACATATGCCCAAAATGCAAACTTATGTGCTGGTCTCATGTTTGAAGGAACATCACTATTATCAACTGAATCATCAATTAGCCTATTTGTCCATCGAGATTCCGAATTTCTAAATGTATACATGTAAATTTCATCAAGTTTATTATCATTCTCATCTCCTGTAGCTACTGGGGACATAAAAGCTTGATCACCATCCTTAAACCACACTTCTCTACTCATTGCCCTGTCTGATACTGGATTCCTACTCTGTTCTCTTTTCGTTGCTATTCTGTTTATACCACTCATTTTGTTTCCTCCTTTTTTACCAAAAAGTTCTTTCTTTAATTAATTCTTTTAGTATATTTTCATCTCTTATATCTTGTACATCTTTGTAACCGTTTGGTATTTGTACATAGCTTACCACAAATCTATTAGAAATGCAACTCAACGCTCTATCTGTGCCTATTCTCCCTGCTTCATCATTATCCAAACAGAGAACTAATTCATCAGTTGGTAATTTTAACAACGCATCTTGTTGAATTCTGGACATATTAGCTCCTAAAATAGCTACTGAATTATACCCATGCTGATCTAACCACATTGTATCTAAGGTTCCCTCTGTTATACATATAAAGGGACAAGGTTTTATGTTAAATTCACCAAATAAAACTTGAGATTTCTTTAATCCTTTTGAATAAAGATACTTAGGCTCTCTATCATATTGACGAGTTACCCATCCAACTAAACGAGAGTCTTTATCTTTTATAGGGAGTACGAGATTATTTCCATCTATCCCACAATCCCATTTTTTTAAGGTTTTCTTAGTAAATCCTCGTTGAAAAATCCATTCTGGAACATACCCCGATGTGAAGGGGAAGACTACTTCAGGTAGTGTTTCACTAATCGGGGGTAACTCCTTATCAAACATGTTGATATCGAAAGAAAATTCCTGTTCATCTAAATATTTACTTATAGCAGCATTATCAAAGCCTAATAATCTTTGTAAAAATGTTTTTAATGTACCTTGTCCACATCCTCTGAAACAAATCCACTTACCTTTATCTACATTTATAGAACAGGAAGCGTGAGTATCATCGTGAAATGGGCATTTAATAATAAATTGATGATTATCTAAAGGTATATCTAATCCTGCTTCAAGTAATAACTGTGTCCAATCCATTTTTACCTATCTTTCTTATTTTTACGTAGGAAAAGAACTACTTCATTCTCATATCCATACGCATCTTTAGCTATTCCATTTTTTATGTTTCCAACAGTAATCGTAATAGGTGTTTTAGTGCCACCTTTACTAGTTAGAGTCTTAACAAATGTACTATTTTCTCTATCTACATTATTTTTAAATAACCAATTAAGCATATCTTAACCTCCTTCTAAAAAATCTGATCTTTGTAAGGGATTTCATGAATATCTCCCTTATTTACATCCCATGTCATTAAAGACATGTCTGAATGTAGTTGACCATCTCTATATTTCTGGTATTGTACCAATCTTTGCTTATCTTCCCCTTCCACTAAGGCTAATGCCATAGCCACATCCGATGCTCTAATTAAAGCATCACCAAAAGCTACCTGATCAGGTCTAGGGGGAGCATACATATTAGCAGCAGCGTCTCTCGTAGCCTGAGTTGATACAAAAATAGGTGTGTTGGTAGACAAACATAAGTTTTTCATACCATAAAAGACTGCATGAGACTGTTCCCACATATCTTTTTTCATGTTTACACCTGTACTAACTAGATAAATGCCATCTATAACAACAAAATCTGGTTGATGTTTACGTATAAGACTAGCAATACTATCAATTGTTATGCTAGATGCTCCTTCTATATGGTCACAAACCAGCAATTGCTGTTCTTCAACCGCTTCTAGAAAGACTCTGTACTCCTCTTCATCCATCTCATCACCATTTCTTAACGCTCTATGAGATAAATCGTATCCCATCATATTAGCTAACACTACATCAGTACGCAAACTAATGGCCTCTACAGGCATTTCTGTAGAAATTAACAAAGTTCTAAAGCCATTTAATACTGCTGTAGCTGCTGCATGAACACATAACCATGTTTTACCCACTGTAGGTCTTGCATATAGTGAGATAAGTTCACCGGGCATCCATCCAACACCTGTAGAATTAATAGATGGGAAGGATGTAGGTACTCCAAGCAACCCACCACCCATCTTCCTCCTAGTTTTTCGTTCTTTCCAAGAATCTAACCTTCTATCAGCCTTAGTACTATACTCAACTACATCTTCATCATAAACTAATTCTATATCTCCCAACGCTGTCATGATTTTAGACAACGCTTGTTTAGGTTCTGTACTTACTAATTCCTTATTTGTTTGAAAAGCTCCTACAATTTGCCTAAACAACAGTTGATTTCTAAAGGCATCTATAGCGTAATCTAAATTAAGACTTTGAGCAGAAGGATCAAGTGTTGGATAATTCTCACTTAGACTTTCCACTGAAGGAAACTCCCCATACTTATCAAAATGGTCTACTATAAACCTATAAGCATCACCATGTTTTTGGAAATCTGTCCTTATATATTTAAATTTACTTAAAGATGCTCGTGTATTTAATCCAAAAACTATACCTGATTCTATAAAATCACTACTTTGCATTATACTCCCCTTTCTTCTGAATAAAGAACCCTATTATCTGTTGTAAAGATATGTAAAAGTCCTTCTACTACTCCACTATTCTGTAATTCTTCTTTCGCTTCTTCTAACGACGAATAAATTCCTAATGTATAAACTTTTTGATCACTTGTTACATTTATAAGTGTAAACCTTTCTTGCGAATTTGTCAACTTTGTATCTGATCTTAGTAATATACCTTTACGTTGTATTCGTCGTCCCCTAAAAAATCTATTGCCCAAAGAAAACTCCTAGTCTATCTCGTAAAGTTGATCTTAGTTTATAAGCGGATGTCTGTAAATCTTCTGATATTTCATCCATAGTCAATCCTTCGAGTTTTAATGTAATAAATGATCTTTCTATATCTGTTAAATTTAAACTATTTAATAAATTATTGAACTCTACAACTTCAAAAGTGTTTGTAGGGTCTTCTAAAGCCTTCAGAATACTAGAGGGAACCATCTCAGAATCATTTAAGGTTGTCTCTAAACTAATATTTATCTGTTGCCGTTGCCCTTTAGAAATTAAAGTACGTAAAGTATTAACCATTGCTGTATGTAAGTATGTATGAAAGATTACTCCTCTATCTTCATCAAAACCTTTTGCAGCTTTAATAATAGATATTCTTAACTCCTGTGCTATATCGTCTTTATCCATCCCAACCACAAAAGTATTAGCTAAAAGCTTATGAATCTTAGGTTCCCATTGTTCAATTAAAGTATTATTAATTTCCATTTAAGTTTTCCAATTTTCTTCATTAAGTACTCTTGCAATTGCTCCATAAATACTTAAATCTTGCCAAGAATCTATGCTAGATTCATTAAGTGGCTTAGGGATACTGGAAGAAGTCAATGTATGATCTCTATATAAATTAATAAGACGCTCTATTTTATCACTAGTCCTTACTAATACTCCAATAACTCCAAATTTTGCTATATTATATGGGCCATAATCGGCCTGTTTTTGATCAAATAGCTTTATATCATTCAATAACTGCTCAATAATCGTTTTTGTTTGTTCTTCTCTACACTCTAAAATAGTCCAAATATGTTCTACTAATCTATTTTCCATATTCACTCTCCTAAAAATCTTTTTATTCGTGGATGCATACTAATAACACCCAAAAACAAGCTGAAACTAATAACTCCTATAGCAATGATCCATAAATGTACTTCGGTATATCTACCTATAGTAACTAAAGCCAAATCTTCAACGAAATGAGCTATGGAAACTACGGTAGATATAGCTACTAATTTTTTAAATTTTGTCACTTAACTTCCTTAAAGGATGTTACTGTATTACCGGTATACTCCAAATGTTTTAGTGTCATATTCTTTCTCCTTTTTTTCTTCGACCTTTTGGTACGTTGAAATAAGTATAACACATCGTAGGAATCCTGTCAACTTTTTATGTCTTTTTGACCTTTATAGTAGCAACTACGAGAACAATAGATGTTTTTATATCCTCTTTTATACCTTTGAGTCACTTCACTACGTCTCAAATAAAACTCTACTGTACAATATGAACAAGTAACTCTAATTCGATTGTATAAAAAACGACAACGTGGTGAACAAGTTGGATTAACCTTCTTGTGATCCATCACATTGCCGCATATTTCACAATATTGAACATGTTTTTTTCTTGGGACATTAGTTACAAGATTGTTTTTCTTTAGAATACTGTATACGTATACCCTAGAAACGCCAATTTCTCTACCAATTTCTGCATTTGACATAAGTGGGTACTTATTTCTTAGTCTAACAATTTTATTTTTCGGTTTCATGCCACTATGATTCTAATGATTTTTTGAAATCTTTCACTTTTTTACCTTTGATTACATTTTTTAAATGGTAGTCTACCGTTTCATTTAAATATGTTGTCATTCTACCAACTGTTATATCCCCTATTATAGTAGAGTCAATAGCAGTAGATATTTCTTCTTTTACATCAGCCCAGAGCGCATCAGTTATACTAATTGTAAATTCTTGTGCCATTTTCTATCCTCCTTCTAGTATTTCTACTCTATTTTTAAGTTTTTTAACTTCTTCTAATAATAACACACTTAACAACTTATAGTCAAGTTGCTTAGGTTTATTTTCTGCATCATACCCCAATATTTCAGGGAGAAACTCTTCTACTTCTTCTGCTATATACCCAAAACTAGGTCTATCTGAACCTTTAGGGTCTGATATCCTTTTCCTCATCTCTTCTTTCCATGTAAAAGCTTTAGGAACTAAATTAAAGATTTTTTCTGTATCTATATTTAAGGCTGTGATATTCTCTTTATATCTTAATGAGGAAGTGGCATCCGCAGCCCAAGCCGTAGTCATAGTAGTACCACTAAGACTAGCTATTGCAAATACTTCGTTTGCCGCACCCTCCTCTGTTGGGAGAATAATTAC